AATTTAAAGTATAATAAATCGCAGCACTTGGATGTCCAGCAACAGACATAGTAATTGTATCTAAATCAGTTACGTCTACAAAAGTGTAGTAAGCGTCGTTTGCTGGACTTACAAAAGGGGAAAATGCAACAGCAGGTAATTGCCCAATAGTCGTAGCAGGAGTCCATTGATTGGTGCATCTATCATAGGCTTTTAAAACGGGCTTGCAGTCTCCAGTTGTATCTAGCCAAAGATTTCCACTTTCATCAAATGCTCCACCTAAAGGTCGAGATCCAGAGACAATGATAACTGGAGCTTTGAATCCACTAGGGTTGCTTCTAGGATAATAATTCGCATTTACCCATCCTGTTCCCTCATTTACGCTAGACCCAGTTCCTGCGAGAATGCCAGTTTCTGCGACCCTTACATATCCACTAGGATTTGTCCTTGGATAATAGTTTGCGTCAACGTAGCCAGTATTTGCAAAATCACCAGTCTGAGTGGTTCTTACATAGCCGCTTGGATTTGATCTTGGATAGTAATTATCATTAACCCATCCAGTACCCCTATCTGTGCTAGAAGCATCACTAGCCAATATCCCCGTCTGACTAACTCTTACATATCCGCTTGGGTTTGATCTTGGGTAAAAGGTATCAGAGACATAGCCAGAATAACCAGTGGTGAGATGATCGCCAGTCTGCGATGTTCTGACCAAGGATGCCAAGCCTGTAGGCTCTAACTGTTTTAGTTTGATATAATTTCTAGCCATAACCTTTTACCGTCTATAGTTTTTACACGCAATTTAAATAATAATCGGAACAAATGTATTATTTTCTTCTTTCGGAGCCTGCATCATTTCATAGTAACTCTTTAACGCCCAATTCGACAACATAAGAGTAGTATAATTGTCTTTTCTCGCTCTATTTGCACTGGTTGACCTTTTTAAATGTTGAGGAAGGTCAAAAGTCTGAGTGCCTTTGGCTGTAGTTTTGACCTCGACCAAGGCGCATTGTTTTTTTGTCTTATAAATTAAATCGTCTTGAGCTTCTAAATAATCAAGTTTACTTTCGTAAGGAACCAAGTCTATATTGACCTTTTTAGTCGATGCTCTATCAAATGCAGATCCATCAGCGCAAGTTTTCGACGCAAACCAAATTTTCTTGTGATCAATGCAAGCTTGAAGATTTTCGTTTGCATTTCTGATAAACTTAGAAGTGAATAGCTGCTTGAATACAATTGTTCCATCTTGTACGTTGTAGGCATTTCTTGCTCTTTTGACGACTTTTATCTTTTCGACATCTTCTGCATCACTATTAAATTGAAAGAATTTCAAATTTATTTTACTATCAATAAATAATTCGCTTTCATTGGCGGCGTCAATAAACTGGTATCCAGCATTATCAATGCAAATCATAATTACATTAAAATTAGACATGATATGATAAAGATATTTGATGTGATCTTTTAAATCCCCACCAGCTACGGCGTAAGTATTTACAAGTGTTCCAGTTTTTGATTCGTCGTCCACTTGTAGCAGGCTCATCGCAAAATAGTCAGAGCTTGGGCTGTTTGAAAATGAAGGGTCAATTCCAAGAATATATTTACAGTCTGGATTTCCTACAATCTCAGTCGAAGGCTGTTGACCATCTGGAATTGTGCAAGCATACATTTTTTTTGCACTAAAGTAGCTGTCAGACCCATCGGTAAACTGAGCGCAATATTCTCGCTGAAAAGAAGAGTTACTTTGACCACCGTCTTTAGCTTCTTGAATGATAGTTTCGTCTACCATGTGTTCTGGCAAAGCCTCGTAGCTCATTTGTGCTACAAAATAACTTGTTTTGTTGGTGTCGTCAGAAAACTTCTCAGAGTAAATTTGATTTACCCAATCTTGATAGGTTTTGTACAAGTTTTCAAAAGTATAGCTCGCGGAAGAAAGGGCGATCATCTTTGTATTGTTTTCAAAGACCATTTTCTCGCTTTCATCCATTTTGCCGTCTCTGATAAGTTTGTCTTCAATTTCACGAATCTTCATTCGTTCTGCCATGTTCTGCGGAGCGACCAAGAAGGGCATAAGTACCGTCTTGATGGTTTCTTCTGGCAAGAGGAGAAACTCGTCAAGTACAAGTATATTAGCACGATAACCACGAATTTTTTCACCGGACAGTGGGATAGCTGTAATTGTTCCATCGTTAATTTTCCATTCGAATGCGTCGTTTCTTTTAGTTTTTATACCGAAAGCTTGGTTCAGCAATTCCGTACCTTTGCCTTCGCAAATTTTTTCGATATTGTTGAAGATAAATCGTGCAGTACGAAAAGTGGGGCCAGCAACTAGAATCTTGGTTCCCGGCTCAAATATACACTGAAGGATACAGTAAACAGCAGAAATGAATGTCTTGCCGCCACCACGACCAAGAACCAACATGCTGAAGTTTCTGTTCATCATTCCCTTGAGAAGAATCTCTTGAAAAGGAGCCAGTTTGATTCCAGTCAAAAGCTCGACCGTAAAACTCAAATTACTTCTTAAAAATTTCGCAAGAGTAATTTTAGCTTCTTTATCTTCCAGCTCCCCTTTCATAGAGAGAAGCTCTTGATTGTAGTCTATAATTTCTTTTTTATATTTTTCAGGAGCGTACCACATTATAAACAATTAGTGTCATATAAAAACTGTAAATCTGTATCTCTACATGACCCTTTTGATGAAAGTAATTTTTGTATGATCTGAGAGCTTTCAGATCTGTTTTTGACAAATAGAAGTTGTACATTCTTGTAAGACTGCAAAAGGTCTCTGACTCTATGAAAAATAAACTCAGGAGTCGCTCTAACCTTGTTTCTAATTACTGGAAGCTTGTTGAAGTTTGTCGCCGCGCCATAACTAGACTCAACGACAACAGCAATATAAGCCCCTTCGACAGCCGCCCTTTCAACTTCTCTTTGGAATCTTTCGAATCCCCCAGACATTGTTCCTATAAAGTCAATTAGATTTTTTCTTTCTACATATACGTTGTCGCAAATAGATTGGTCGTTTAAAGTATAATCGCCAAAGTTAAGCTTTTTAACTTCTATATCGACATCAAAAGAAAGAGGCTTTTGTTCTCTTGTATCTACATAAATACAATGATCATCTTGAAGTTTTTGAGACTCGATTTTTGTTTTGTAAGAATATTTTCTTTCCAAACCAATCGAAGAGCATATATTTAAATAACTAAACTTCTTGGTTTTAAAATAATGCAATGGAGGAAACATCAAACTTCGAAGCTCGATTTGACTTGGCGCATATATTAACCTTTTTCTTTCTTTCCTTTCTTTTAAAAATTTCTCGCAATAAGCTTGAGCTTCTTGATCTGACACCTTTTTAAGCCAACCTTTCAAACTTGTTCTTGAATTAAACTCGGTATCAAAATACTGATCCCTGTTTTTAAACTTGATGATCTCGCCAGTAAATTTGTCATACTTGGAGTAGTACTTTTGATAATACTGAGCTTGTCGCAACTGGTGAGCCTTGAGATGACCATGAAGGCTTTTTACAGATGCAAACTCTTTATCGCAAACTTTGCACTTTTCTTTACCCATTGAGAGCTTCTTCTTCTGTGAGTCCGAGGATGCGAGCTTTGACTTCTTCAATTGAATTGAGTCTTCCAACTTCATTTTTAATATTTTGCTTTTGTAGTTCTGCGAGTTTGATAATTTTTTCTCTACTTTCTTGCTCTTTCCAAAGTTCAACCAAATTTAAAATGCTTGCATTTTCGTTTACAAGCTTTTTTAAACGATCACTTCTTTTTTCCTTGAGATCATTTAAAAGCCTTTGTTGACGATTAACGCATTGGTTGTATTCTGTCTGAGCCGTATTGATCGACTCAACTAGCGTCATAGAAATTCTAGCACCTTCTTCGCTTTCGTCCGCTTGACGATCAAGATGAACTTGAAGACGCTCTACCCTTCTTTGAATTTTAGCTGAGATTACGACTTCTTGGGCTAATATAATGTACTGGTCAACTTCTTCCTGCGTCAAGTCTGGTTTGTCATAAGTATATCTTACGAAAGATGACTCAAACAAATTTTTATCTGTCATACTCTCGTATCCGTTAATTTGGTGAGAAAATCTGAAAGTACTAAGATAATTGATAAGAGCAGACAAGCATTTTTTTTCTTTTGCCCCCAGCTCTTCTTTTCCATTAAAAGGTTCGTTTACATATTTTCTAATTCTTACAAAAACTCTTTCGGCAGACCTAGGCGGCTTGTATTCGTTTGTGCTGACTTCATTAGGATCTTGAAAAGCTTGGCTGCTTAGATTGCTGTTTGCAATTTCTTTGATTTCATTTACTACTGACAAAGTCTTTCTGTCTCTATGAGACGTATCTCCACCAAACAATGTCTTGGCAATTTCATGGCCAGTCATGTTTGTATAATTGTTGGTGATAAACTCTTTGTCGTTTTCGGAAAGCTTGTAGACTCTAGGCTTGTATTCGTTTTTTGATTGAGCTTTCAGTCTTCTGGAAGCCAAAAACTTTCTTACCAATCTTCCCTGCTTGGTTCTTCCATCGACGTCTTCGCCGGGAAAAGCTGCATTGATCAAATCTTGCAAGTCGGGCGGTGGAGAAGGATTGTCGTTCCAAAAGTCAGTAATCGCTTGCTTTTGCTCTGTCGTGAGTTCTTTACTCATAGATATCAATCTCCCCTCTCTCCAAAAGTTTTTTAGCTTTTGCAATTATTCTCTTTTGAACATTTTTTATTTGCTTGTAGCCGGGATTTCTTCCTTGCTCATTGGTTTTGTATCCCATTTCTTTTGCAGCTTCTATCTCTGTTTTATTTTCAATAAACAATAAACAGTATATCTTGTTTTCGTGGGGCTTTAAAACTTCTTTTATTTTTTCGTTGAAAATTTTAATGTTGGTTTCGTAATCAAAGTATTGACTTTCTTGAGACTTTATGTTTTGTGAAGAGCTTATGGCGGGAGCGAGCTTTATGTCGTAGGCATTTTTCTTTGTTTTTGTCCACTCTTTATACAAAGGGCATGCTTCACCTTGAACTTCATATATATCGCAACCTGTGTCGCCTTCTGCCGCAGCGCATCTGATACAGGGTTTAGCGTAATTGGTGTAGTTATTGCGTATAAGATTTTTTATTTGATTTGAAATTAGCCTGTTCAGCCAAGGTCCGAGAGCTTTTTCGGGGTTGTATAAATGCCATTTTTTATAAATATGCGCTCGAATGATATTTGATACATCGTCAAAGTCCATCCAATTGATGGCCGTAAGATTCCACTTGGGCTTTCTTTTTATAATTTCTTCATTTATAAAGTCTATATTCTTTTCGAACTGCTCTTTATAATCGTTTTTTTCGGATTCAGACACAATAGAGGTGTATTACACTATCTTATAATAATAAAAAAATAAGTTTTTTACAAAAAAAAACTGTAAATATAAATATGACCAGCAATTCAAACGTAAGAATTAAAAATTTTAAAAATTTTTTAAATGATAAAATCCCGTTGGTCAAACCTGTTAAACTGATACAAAGAAAGCTAAAAGACTACTTTGGTTACTGTTACGAAAAAGATTCTCACTTTATACTTGTAGTAAGTAAAGACTTTAGTTATTATCAAAAGATAGACACGATTATACACGAATACGCTCATGCAATGACAATGTCAGAGCATAAGTATAATTCAAAAGATGAAAAAACAGAACACGATGCACGTTGGGGAGCTTGTTATGCCCAAGCATACAGGTGTTATTTAGACTTTATAGATGAAACTAAACCAGAACCAAATAAAGATAGCGATAAATTACCTTGAGCAAATTATGAACATTTCATACGAAAAGCTTCAAAAGGATTTTGACAAAAACGACATTCGTATAAACAAACTGTCCAAAGAGGCAGTTGACATACTAAAACATAAAATTAATCAAAAGCCCTAAGCTTTTTGACCAAGAATTTTACAATTTCGTCTCGCATAATATCTTCTTCATTCAATTCGAAAGTCACAACACCAGCAGCAGCACTTTCTTCATCTCCGAATATGTGTGTCATTTTTTCTAGTGCGCCACCTGCGCCGTTCCTCAGATCGGTTTGCATTGGATCTCCCAATATAAAACATTTACTACCTTTGCTGAGTCTTGTTAAAACAGTTGTTAGCTCTTTTTTAGTTGAATTCTGCGCTTCGTCCAAAATAACAAATTTATGACTCCAGTTCAAGCCTCTGGCGAAGTTAACTGGAAACATTTCTATGCTGTTTTCGTTGATTAGTCTTTGGGGACTTGCATTTTCTACAAGCTCAGAGATTTTATCAAGAAATGGGAGATTGTAAAAACTAAGCTTTTCTTCAGCACTTCCCGGCAGAAATCCAAGCTTTGCTTCACTAGATTCAACCGCAGAGCGAAGATACATCATATCTGAGACCTTTCCTTGGTTCATGAGTTTCAAGCCGCAGTAAACAGCCATTAACGTCTTGGCAGTTCCAGCGGGACCAGACAATATAACTACCCTTGTGCTATCGTCTAATCCTAATCTAAAAAAGTCTCGCTGTTTTTGCGTCCAATCTAATTCTCTGATTTTTAATTGGAGCCTTGGTTTGAAGAGTAAATCTTCGGCCTCTAACTCTTCGTTTGATTCGTCGGCGGGTTTGATCGCCTTTTTTTGTCTTGGCATCTATGTTGTATTACACACAGGTCAGGCTACCCGCATTTCTTTTTATTATACCTAAAACAGTAGCTCTCCTATAATTTGGCTCTTTTTTATGATATAATACTCAGATACTTTATAATTATCACCAATGATAAAAAACTCATCATTATTCAAAATGCAAGTAGGCAAATCGGGATACACCAAATTGGGACGAGTGATCGGTACATCGTTTTTGTACACTGTTCCGTCCGTGATTTTTATTTTGTCGCCAGAAATTGCGGTTATGCGTTTGACTACCTTTTCGCCAGAGATTTGGGCGCAAATGATGTCATTTACTTTTATTTCAGTGTTTTTGTGAAGAAGACCCAGATGGTTGTCCTTTATTGTTGCTTCCATGCTGTCGCCAGATACAAATATAAACTTGTACGTGCTGATGAACAAAATGGCCATTAAGGACACTAGAAGAAAAAGTCTTTTCATTTTTTTTTTAATTACACTAGGTTTTGGGCGGGATTTTTTAATACTTTGTGTTAAAATAAAAATTTTTATCGACAAATCGAAAAAACTGATGTATATTAAAACCAAGTCAACCGATATCTAGACGGAAGACTTTCCCGTTTCTGCTGCGGGTCAACAGACGTATTTGGTCGGTACCGTCAGGCAGAAGACCAATAAAAGACTAAGCCCCGGTTTTCTTCGGAAAATCGGGCTTTTTTTGACATTGTCGAAACGAGCAAGTATATTACAATCGTGCAGCTAAAAACTAAAAGAGCCGTTAAAATAGGATACAAGCAAAACGCGCAATTTGACCTACTGATCAAAAAGGTTTTGAGGCTTCAAAATGATATATCTTTTGCTATGTTTGATTTGATTCAGTCTGGCGATATCAATGATAGAATTCCCAAAGATGAAATCATAGGCGAACCAGTAAAAGGGTCAGACTCTTTTTACTACAAAAGAAAAGGGTACACCGACAATACCATGCGGGAAGTTCCAGAGTTCAATAAAATTATTGAAGAAAATGGGTTTGATATTAAAACCGTAAACAAGACGAGATTAACAGTAATTTTGCGTGAAGTGTGGCGCAGATACAAATCTCATTTACGTAGAAACAAAAAGATGCCTAAAAAGCCGATTGATATTAGAGGCAAGGCTATCAATTTATCCAAAGACTTCATTCAAGTCATCAGAAATGAAAACAAGCAAATAAACAGAATTTCAATTGCAAAATTTGGTCTAAAAGACAAAAGCGAAATTATACTTGAAGTCGATAAATCAAACCCATGGCATCATTTAAAACGGGCCAATGAGCTAAAGTTTGATGAAAAGACCAATAGAACAACAAGCGGAAAAAGCAGCAAGTATATCGGAGGAAATTTAGATTTAAGAAAGAGGCTTCTGGTTATCACCATTGATTCAGAATTTCAAATGCCCGATAGTGAAGAATATATATCTTTCGACATAAATAAAAATAAAAAACATTTTATAACTTTCTCTGAGCCTGTGAATGAAAAATATCATTTTAAAAAGCCAGACGAGCTTGCCAAAGTAGAAGCCGCAATTCATCATCTCAATGGTCAGATAAATGACCCCAAAATAAGCTCACAGCAGCGAAAACGAAGAAGAAAACGCTGCATCACAAACCATAGAAAGTCAAAAAATATTTTGGAAAAGTGTGTCGGGTCAATTTTGAGCCAAAAAGAGTTTCAAAACAAAGTGATTTGCATTGATACTCCTACAACGGGCCAATCCAACGGCACCTTCGGGCAAGATAAAATTCCAGATCTCTGCGTTCAATACTGTTTGAAAAACAGTATGCCGTTTGTTTTGGTTCCAACTCCATACACATCCAAAAGATGCAGTTCATGTGGAGAAATAAATGACGAAAATAGAAGCGGAGACAAATTTAAATGTGTTGAATGCGCACACGAAGATCATTCTGATATAAATGCGGCTAAAAATATAAAACAATTTGGCGAATATCTTTACTGTCATGAAGATTATATTGCTGCCGAAAAAGCAACAAAACAATACCGTGGAAAATACGCCAATATTCTTAAAGAGCGTTTTAATTTTCCAAGAAATCCTAAATAATATTTTAGATTTGTTTTTTTTTTTGAGGGGGGTTTTTTTAGTTATTATTTTTTTTGTTTGGGGGTTTTTGTTGGTGATTTTATTTAAATGGGGGGGGGTACGTGTGGCAACTGATATTATTATTAATTGGGGAGAATGAAAAAACACACCCCGCCCCCAATTTGACTGATTTAAAGAATCTTGATTTTGAAAAAAGGGGGGGGGTTCGCTCAGAAAATTCCCCGGCTTGCAAGCACAAAGTGAAAAAAGAAATGTGAAAATAAAGGCTCAAAAGGGTTGAAAT